GCGTCTACCAGGTTGCCGACGGTCACCACCGTGCCGAAGGCGCCAAGTTGGCGAACCAGAAGACCGTGCGCGCCTACGTGGCCTACTCGCCCTACCCCAACGAGCCTTCCGGCGACGGCGAGAAGGCCCCGTACCACGGAGCCGAAGAGCACCCGGGCAACCAGCCGCAGTGGGAGAAGGACTTGCAGGCGAAGCACTCCCGCAAGACGGCTTACGGCGAGCAGAAGGCCCCGACCGACGTCGACACCCTGCGCGAGGACGCCTGCCCCGTCTGCGGCGACCGTGACACGTTCGACGGCGACACCTGCGAGGTCTGCGGGTACGTCGCACCCCCGAAGTTGTTCCAGGACCCGGACTTGGAGAAGGCCCGGCAGATGGACCTGCGGAAGGACATCGCAGAGTTCAACGACCCGGCCAACCCCAACCAGATCGGTCCCGACGGCCAGCCCGTCCAGGACCCGATGGACCCGGAAGCCCTGGACGCTGACGGCAACCCGATGGACCCGACTGCCGAGGACCCCTCGATGCAGCCCGGCGGACTCCCCGGTGAGGTACAGGCCGAGGTGCAGCCGGGCGGCGACCCGATGGATCCTCAGATGCTCGGTGAGGACGGCCAGATCCCCGACGAGGCGGGAGCACCTGTAGACCCGTCGATGCTCGGGCCGGACGGCCAGCCTCTGCCCGGAGCGCAGATGACGCTCCCGGACGGGACGCCTATCGGTCCGCAGACCCTTCCCGGGGATGCGACCACCAACATGGGCCAGCCGTTCACTCCCGGGCCGAACATGCCCGAGGGTCCTGGTGAGCCCGAAGGCCCCGAGGGTCCTCAGACCCCCGAGGACCTGGATGAGGACGGACAGCCCCTGAACCCGGACGCGGGCCAGGGAGTTCCCGGGACGCCGGGAGACGGAGTGGCCGATCTGATGTGCCCCAACTGCGGGTTCACCACACAGGCCGCTCAGCCGACCTCGATCGACATGGACACCCAGGAGCTCCCGAACGTCGGTACGGCTCAGATGGACGGCGCCCAGGCGGGAGATGTCTGCCCGAACTGCGGATCCGCCCAGCTTCTGAGTCCTGCCGAGGTTCAGGGACAGAACGACGTCCCCATGCCTGTCTGATTCAGTCCCAGGCCCCGTAAGGGGTGAAAACCTACGCCCACGGCCTGCCGTGAGCCCGAACCAGAGGAAGTACATCTCATGGGTGCGAAGAACCAGTCGGGTAACCGGCCGCTCATGCAGGTCATGGCATCCCAGCAGAAGATGCTGACGAGCGTGATCGCCCGCAACGAGAAGCTGGAGCACGAGAACGCCGTGCTCTCCCTCCAGCTCCAGTACATGGCCCGCCTCGCGGGCGTCTCGTCCGAGATGGACGCCATCCGCGCCAAGGCGGCGGAGATGCGCAAGAAGGCGGACCAGAACAACCCGGCCCAGCCGGTGCCGGACCCGGGCTCCCAGCCCGCCACGGAGTCCACCGAGCAGGCGGCCACCCCGGAGGCGTACGACAACCCGAACCAGATCGGCCAGACCCCGGGCGCGAACCAGGGTGTGGCGGCCGAGACCACGGCCACCCCGATGGACCCGGGTGTCACGCTGCCCACCGAGCCGTACAACAACCTGGTCGACGTCTCCGCGCCGGTCGCCGGTACCGAGACCCACACCCCGCCGGAGACGACCCGCATCGAGACGGACGTCCGCGTGGGCGACCCGATGAACCCGGAGACGGCCTACCCGCTGAACCCGGCCTTCGGTCCGTCGGCCCAGCAGGGCACCACCCCGCCCCGCTCGGGTGAGATGAGCCAGACCTCCTCGCACCGGACCATGGCGTCCATCCGCCTGGCCCGTCTCCAGATCGCGGCCGGTATCGCCTCCGGTGACGACCTGGCCGTGGCGGCCGGTATCGAGGCCGACCGGAACCTCACGGACGCGATGATCCGCCGCGAGATCGCCACCCTGTCCAGCGTGACCAAGGCGGCGGCCAAGCAGCAGCGTCCGGCCGGTCTGGTGCCCCGCGCGGCGGCCCAGGGGGTCCAGCGCACCACCCCGTCCCTCGTGACCCAGCCCGCCCCGATCACCTCGGTCGCCGGGGCCGTCGGTGCGTTCGACGAGGACGCGGAAAGCCTGTTCGACTAAAGTCCCGCCTGAGTCACAGCCCCCTCAACCAGCGCTCTGGGAGGGGGCTGTGGCGCGTTTTCAGGACTTGATCCTGTCTTCCTTGTTGTGAGCCCACAGAGGGGGTGAGGGACCGCTCTCGCATCGGACATCGAGCGGACGGTCCGAAAATGTCCGATACAGCGAGAAAGGGAGGAAACGGATGCTGCGCACTCGTATGGCAACGAGTTACATCAAGCGCACCGTGCGACCCCTCTACGGCTGGACTCAGTCGACCCCCAAGTCCTGCTTCCTGGACCCGGCGTGGGACCGCTCGGTCAACATCTGGCCGGGCATGGTGTTCATGAAGACCTCCGGCGAGAACGTCACCCTGATCAACAACACCGCCAACGCCGTGCCCTACGGCCTCGGCGCGCTGTACGTCGGCGGCGACGGAATCGACGAGCCCCTGGACGCCGGTATCAACACCTTCGCGGTGTGGGTGCTCGGTCCGGACGCGGAGTTCGAGATCCTGGCCCCCGCCTTCGACACCACGGCCACCTGGACCGACCCGGGCGACGGCACCGAGGTGCTGCTCTACGGTGTCGCCACCGGCGCCAACCGTGGCAAGATCACCAACGTGTCGGCCGGTAACGGCCAGCCCGTGGCGCGTCTGCTCAAGGTCAACTCCGCGACGAAGCTCACCATCGGTGGGCTCCGCCTCAAGTGATAAGGAGCTGACCTGACATGACGACTCAGACTCTCGCCGCCACCTCGTCGCTCCGGGGCCGCATCGCCCGGAAGTCCGACGACTACGCCTCCGCGATCATCGCCCGCCGTGAGAAGAGCGCCCCGCTCTCCCACGAGGCGAAGGTCCAGAAGATGGCGCTCATCCTCTCCGACGAGGTCGGCGGCATCCGCCGTCTCGGCGTCGGCATGGTGGGCCCCATCCAGCTCAAGCTGCGGTACCAGGGCATCACCCGCAACGTGCTGGTCGAGGACCCGGTCACGCCGGGTACCCCCGTCGAGTACGACGTCTGGGATGACCTGGGCCAGGCGTACATCATGTCGGGCACCGAGGGCGAGGTCCGCGTGACCCCGTTCGAGGGCAAGCGCGTGCCGGTGCGGTTCTTCCGCATCGCGAGCCGCCCGGCGATCCGCAAGGAGGACCTGTTCTACCTGCGGATCAACGCGGTCGAGCAGGCCCAGGACGAGACCAAGCAGGCGATCCTCAAGCAGGAGGACACCCGCCTTCTCGTCCTGCTCCAGGCGGCCCTGACGGACTATGCCACCCGGCCCGACCACACGGTCACGCCGAACCACAACATCACCGAGGCGAGCGGCTACCTGACGCCGGGTTCGCTCTACTCGGCCGTGGCGATGACGGACATGCACGAGCTCCAGAGCGCGCGCATCCTCATCAACCCGTTCGACTTCCGCGACCTGTACCGCTGGGACATCAACCAGACCGGTTGGGCGTTCAAGGACCGCGTCGTCGCCGGTGAGACCATCACCAGCTTCGGCGAGTTCCAGATCCAGCGGTCGATCATCGTGCCCCAGGGCAAGGTGTTCCTGACGCCGGAGCCCAACTTCCTCGGCGTTTTCCCCGTCTTGTACAGTCTTGACGTGGAAGAGAACCATATGGTCGAAGCCTTCTGGAAGGGCTGGGTTTTCGATGAAATGGTCAACATGTCCATTTTGAACCCGAGGGGCATCGCCACCATCACCAAGGCGTGACGGAGCGTAGTCGCGGGTCAACGGACAGTCGCCGTCGAGCCCAATTGGAAGGCCCCCACGGAGAGATCCGTGGGGGCCTTCCCCATGCCCTGCCTTGCCGGGCCGTGCCTTACCCCGCCGTGCCCTGCCTAGCCTCGGCCTGCCGAGACCCTCACTCTATCAGGGTCTACCCCTCCAGCACAAAGCGAAAGACCCGGGATCTCTCCCGGGTCTTTCTCCATGCCCAGCCATGCCTCACCCCGCCCAGCCCAGCCATGCCTAACCTCGGCCAGCCGCGCCATGAGACCCTGACTCTATCAACCCCACACTCACCCCGTCAACGACGAAGGGCTCCTCCGAAGAGGAGCCCTTTTCCCTGCCCTGCCTGGCCTTGCCTTGCCTTGCCCTGCCGAGCCATGCCGCGCCTCGAAGGTCTAGGCGGTCTGCTGCACGTCCTGCGGCTGGAGGAGCCTCTCCATCCGCGCCAGACGCTCGTCCAGCGCCGCCACGCTCTCCTTGGATTCGCGGCGGGTGGCCTTCAGCGCGGCCTCCAGCTTGTCCTGACGACGAGACAGGCGCCGCGTCATGTCCCGGACTCCGCTGAGGGCGAGGGCCATGTCATCGAGCCGACGCGTCTCCTCCGCCGTCAGCCCGTTGCGGTCGGCCCCGTCCACGATCCGCTGAGCGGTTCCCAGACGACGGTCGGCCTCCTTGGTCTTCCGGCGAGCCTGCTCCCGATGCTCGGAGGCCCGGATGACCTTGTAGCCGACGCCCCTCTCGTTGACGAGCGCCCGATGGTCGATGTCGAGCAGCTCCTCCGCCGCCCTCTGGTAGGGACCACGGTCCTCGCGGATGTCGTATCCCACGATCTCGGAGAGTTCCCCATAGGTGATCGTGTCACCCACGTCGAGGAGGACGAGCCGCTTGTAGATCGTCTTCCAGCGGGCCTCTTCCCCGTGGGGCTCGAACGGCCTTCGCGCCATGTGTTTCTCCCTAGTCGATCTGCTGGACGGAGACATCGAAGCGGCCGAACCGGGGGCGGTAGTCGCCGATCCCGATGTACGACCCGGCCTTCTCGGCGATCTCGGTGAAGGTGACCAGATCGAGCTGGCCGTTGTCCACGAGGAACTCGGCCTCCAGCGCCCACTTGCGGAACTGGGGACGGGTGCGCATGACGCGCGAGGTCGTGACGCCGACGGAGAGCCGGGAGACGAAGTTCTTGTCCTCCCACAGCTCCTGGATCGTGCGCGGGCCCTTGTAGGCCAGCACGCAGATCTCGTCCTGGGTGACAACGCCGCGCTCCACGTGGCGGCCGAGCTTGTTCAGCTTCGCCCCCTCCACGAGGCACCGGTGGACGTTGACGCTGGGCACGTACGGACCGGCCACCTCATCGAAGTACATGCCACCGATGAACTCGATCCGGGCCATCCCCTCCTGGTCGTCCTCGGTCTTCGTGCGCTT